GGGTACAGAATGGAGGGACAGGAAATCGTTGTATACACAGATTAAAGGAGGACAATATGGAAGCAAGAGAACTGGCAGAAAAGCTCAATGGAAGAGCATACGGAGATAGTTTCGATGATGTACTGGAAGAGGCACAGCAGAGCGGTCTTGTCATTGTGACAGGTGCATCAGATGATTTGATGGAGTTTGACGGAGCAATCCGCGATGAGGGCGGATGCTTTGACGGCGGAAGAGTTTATTTCGATAAAGACGGAGTGGATCAGGAGGGAGAAAAACGCGCAAACTGGATAGATGCCAGATGGTGTGACGGCATGAACCGAGACGGACTTCCGGCAGATTGGACGTATGAGACAGAAATTCCTTGTGAGAGATTTGATATTTGGGAAGATGGAGAGGTCTACTGCGTAGGTCTGGTGTTCTCAATCGAGGATCTGAAATGAAAACCGCAGAAACCGTAGCATTGGAAAAGGCAATCAGAAGAGCCACATACAAAATGGGAACCTTTGGCTGCTATGAGGTAACAATAGGATATGGCGGCAAGGAACGTGTGGACTACATGACATACGATACAAAGGGTATTTTCCGATGCTATGAGGTCAAGGTATCAAAGGCAGATTTCCATAGTGCAGCAGTTAAATCGTTCGTAGGTCACTACAACTATTATGTGCTTACCAGAGAACTTTACGATCAGGTCAAAGGAGAGATCCCCGACTGGGTTGGCGTGTATATTGGCGATTACTGCGCCAAGAAAGCCAAGAAACAGGATTTATCCGATAGGGAATATAAAACACGCCGTTCAATCAATGGGCGCAGTACAGAGGTATCTACGCCGTGGGAGGATATGCTCAAAGAAAGCATGATCCGGTCACTGTACCGTGACTCAGATAAGCTGATTCAGACTGAGGACGAGCAGTATATAAGCCGCCTCAGAAGCCAGATTGATAAGGCAAGGACTGAAAGGGACAGAGAATCAAAGAAGTACCTCAGATTATGGAAAGCCGTAAGGAAAGAATTTGGCGATGAAAAGGCATGGGAACTCATAGAAAAGGCAGAGGAATAAAACCTCTGCCTTAAATTATTTCCTGCCATTTATGGCAATCACTACATCATCAAAACCGGAATCAGAGTAGCAAGTGCCCTCCTGAGAAAGAGTTGTACCTGGCTGCAATTCTTGGTTATCATCCATAAAAGATAATTCGCTAAAATTAACCATTTTCCCATCTTTAAGGTACACCACATCCATCCACACATAATCTGCGGCGGAAGTTCCGTTGTTTGTCACGGATGCAACAATGCCGCTGTCGGTAGTATTGTAGTCAACGGATAAGTCAGAATAGACAGGAGAGTATTCTTTTTCCTCAGATACGGACAGAGCGTAATCAAAACTATCAATCTTATCCCATTCATCAAATGTGGTCCATATACCGGCTGTTTGCCCTGGAGCAACCGCTTTTGTTCCATCACTGGAAGAACCAACCATACTGCCGGAAGAATCCAATGCGGTCACATTCAGATCAATACTCACAACCTTATCTGAATTGTTTGTTACATACATAACGTAATACATAAAAGAATCATCCACAGTACAGGAATAATCCTGCGTACTCATCAAATCTGCAAGGTCTGTTTTGTCTTTGCTTTCTGTCGTAGTCGTGAACGCAGTAGTGCCATTTTTGGTAGATGTACTGCCACCACAACCAGTCAAAAGAACGGCAGACAGTAACAGCATGGCAAAATATCTCATCTTCATAGACATATCCTCCCTATATAAATGTTTAGTCCATTATACATCAATGTGTCTATCAATGCCACATTATTCGCTTGCCTTGAAATTATATATAGGTTTCAGAATCGCAAGAATATCAACGGTTTCTCCAATACATTCAACAATCTCATCAATAGGCTTGTATGCCATCGGTGCCTCATCTATGGTTTCCTCTGACACAGAAGTAGTGTAGATACCGTCCATAGAGTGTGAATAGTCTCTCATGCTGAGAGTTTCCTTTGCTTTCATCCGGGACATAATCCGTCCGGCTCCGTGCGGCGCAGAACAGTTCCAATCCTCATTTCCCTTACCGGTTCCGAGAATACATCCGTCACGCATATTGATGGGGATAAGAACCTTTTCTCCGTACTTGGCAGAGATAGCACCTTTACGGACGATGTTGGAGTCGTGGTCGATATAATTGTGGATGCACTCAAAGAAGTCCGGCATATCTGCATCAACACCCCATCCCATGTGATTGCATATAATCTGAGCAATCATAACACGGTTCATGTAGGCAAACTTCTGACATATCCTCATATCATGGAGATACTGTTCACGGTACTTACCCTCTAAATAACAGAGGTCTTTCGGCAATTTCGGAGTGACAGCACGGAAGTTTCGGCGCAGCTCCTTGATTGCGGATTCAATCTCAGATTTTCTTCCAGCGGCTTTGTAGTCGGCAATGAGTTTTTCCTGGCGATCATACAAATCATCCTTACCGCACATCAACTCATAGGCAAGGTTCTGATAGTAGTCTGCCACCTGTTTCCCAAGATTGCGGCTACCAGTATGGATAATCAGATACTTATAACCGTCCTCTGCAACATCAACCTCAATGAAATGATTGCCGCCGCCGAGAGTGCCAATAGAGCGTTCGAGACGTTTGGTATCTTTTAATTCCCGGTAACAATAAAGTTCTTTCAATTCTTCAAAACGCATTTTCCGCCCATCATGCACATTTTTCCCACTTGGAACATAGGTGCGGATAACACGATCTAAAGTATTCAATGTAACAGCATTAAAATCCCTATGCCCTAAACTGACGCAAAGCATACCGCATCCAATATCCACGCCAACGATGTTTGGAATTACTTTGTTTCCGAGATCCGCAGTAAAGCCAATGACGCATCCCTTTCCGGCGTGAACATCCGGCATGATACGAACCTTACAGTCCTTAAAGGCATCCTGAGACAGAAGAGTGTTAATCTGTTCCAAAGCCTCATCTTCGATGGTTTTTGCATAAACTTTCAAATTACTCATAGTGATCCTCCTATACTTTGTATGTTTTGTTATTTCCAGAATTTCCATTGTATTTTGTGAAAGGGCGAACCCATACACGTTTACCGGTTTTGGTAGTTCGGTAAAATCCCCTCACACTTACCTGTTCGGTAGGCTTTGTGTAGTGCCTTTTTGTACCGTCTGCAGGAATAGGTCTGCTATCAATGCGGTATGTGGTTATCAGTGGTGTAGCACCGCCGGAACGGCGCAGGCTTTTTCGATGCTTATGAGAAATGCGTTTCTCTTTCTGCTCCGTAGTCTCAATGCAGTTGCGGTAATGAGTTGCAAAACACATGAGAGAGTGGAACTTCAATGCCTCCTTGTATGGCGTTCTGTCAGCGGCAAGAACCATCCGGGCAACCTTTCGTTTCTCTTTGCTTAATCCGGTAGGAAAGACAATGTTTTCGATTTCCTGAGTTTTCGGATCATACCGATAATTGCAGACATACACGCCACCCATATACAGATGCATCCTGACGAATACACCCTCTTGCTCATAATAGAATTTAATATCTTCCTCCGGCAGCTCAACCAATGCAGAGGGGATGGGGATGCGGAACTCTTCGGCATCCAACCAACCTTTATTTTGTTGATACCATTCAATAATCTTCTCTGTTTTACCGATGGTATCGACTATGATTTTATTGCAGTTCGTAATATCAATCATGCCTAAGACCTCCATTTCTTCAATGGTTCCTTATAGCATTTGTCTATTTGGACACGTTCTTATCAAGCGGCATCGTGCGCTCCGCCGGAGATACGCGAATGTCAGGAGATCCCACTATCCTTATCCGGTTTCGCATTAAAGCCGGAAAACCTGTCAACCAACAAAGGGATGGTGTATGCCGTTATCAACCCTCATACCGGCAGCAGTTTTCACATTAAAAACTGCCAGAAACCTGTTACACGACACTCAAATAGACAAATCTTATAAGGAACCATTACTATATATGCGCCTCATTTGGGGCGGTAAATAATATCAACGTGGGAATCTAATGCCTGTTCAATCTTTTCGTCCGTAACACCCAAGTAACGAGCCGTAACGGCGGCGGAACTGTGCTGATACAGGCGGCGGACCAGTTCAATGTCCTTTCCGCTCTTATAGTAAATCTCTGTTCCGAAGTATTTACGGAACGAATGGGTGGATATATCCTCATACCCAGGACCGAGCCAGTCGCAAACCTTTTTCAGATGCTTTTGCACTGCCCGGACACCGATAGGGAATATCAGATCATCGCCCTCAATACCCTCTGAGTTTGCGTATTCAAGGAGGAAGTTGTAAACCTGTTCCTGGACCTTGAAGCGGCGAATCTTTCCGGTCTTATGCTCAACGATATTGAAAGCGTGACCGGATGGTGTCTTGATGAAAGAGGAACGCCGGAGGGAGAGCGTATCGCCAATGCGAAGCCCTACATTCGCCTCAATAACGAGGATCGTAGCAATCCGGGGATTAGGCTGTATGCAGTCTCCAATGCCCTCATATAAAGTTTTAATGATAGTCTCATACTGCTCATGCGTACAAGCTGTTGTTGTCTTTCCTGCCATTCTAATCACACCCCCCTTAATCTACTGTGGCACTGCCGTAATACGTCTCAATGGTTTCATAGCCGGACACCCACTTATTGTATTGGTTTTCTAAGTCCGCATCCTGGAAATCATACCGGCGTGCGCTGTCATACCGTGCGCTCCGGCGGAGAGCATACACACATTTGAAACAATCCTCAATGGAATTTCCACAGACTGTATGTACTTGCACCAGATCATCCTTGTAATTACTGCGAAACCAGTTCAATATCTCATTTACTTTAACTGTAACCATATCTGCTTTTCCTTTACGCACCGCAGACCTCATCACGGATCTGCAAATCAATCTCAATGATACACTCCATATTAACGCCGAGTTCTTCTAATTCTTTGATATATTTTGTGGTATCTGCGCCACCCTCTGATGTTTCGTAATAATGCCTGGCAGCCACCTTGAATTTTTCAAGTGTTTCATCAATAGCTCTGCGCCGCATTTCTTCCATCATGTAAGCTGTACGCATCCTTAATTCTTGTAATGTCTGCATAATAACCTCCTTACTGATTTTTCATCAAACCGGCAACAACATTGTTGATCGCCATCTCAGATACAAACCCACCTTGCAGCCTTACCGGAGTAAGAGAACCGTTAGGGAGAAAGAGCATATCGCCGTGACCCATGAGTTTTTCGCCGCCGGCCATATCCAATGCAACCATAGAGTTTGTGACTGTACCGACACGGAGACAGATCTTTGTAGGCATATTCGCCTTAATCAATCCGGTAACAACCTTTGCAACCGGGTACTGCGTAGCGATTACAAGGTGGATGCCACAGGCACGGGCTTTCTGTGCAATTCTTACAATATGTCCCTCAACGGATTTTCCACCCATGCTCATAAGGTCGGACAACTCATCAATGAAAACTATGTCACGTCTCATAGGCGCATCTACGAACTTTGTATTGTAGCTGTCAATGTCACGACAGCCGGTAGAGGCAAGAATGGAGTAGCGGCGATCCATCTCAATACAAAGGTTCTTCAATAGCTCAACCGCACCATTTACCTCAGATACAACCGTACACGCTGCAAGGTTCTTGTAATACTCAAACTCTGTTGCTTTTGGGTCAATGATATATAAGTGCATCTGTGCCGGATTCTTTTTCATCAGCAGGGACAAGATGAGGTTATGCAGCACGATTGATTTACCAGATCCGGTCATACCAGAAATAAGAATGTGGCAAGCCTTGGCAATATCAATATAATATTTAGAACCATCAACCGCCATGCCGATTGCCATTGTAAAACCATCGGTGGACTGGTACTCATTATCAATGAGCATATCGCCCAGGAACACGGTTTCTGTACCGGTCGGAACCTCAATATACACATAGCCATTATCAAATCTCAAAGAGGCGTTGCAATGTAAGGCTGCCTGAAATTCCTTTTCGTGTCTCAAAATAGCTTGCACCTGAGTTCCGGGAGCCGGTTCAATAACATACTGTGTAAGGCGTGGTCCCTGGTTGATCTTTGCAAGGGTGGAGCGGAGGCGGAAAGAGTTCAATACACTCAATATAGTTTCGGCTTCGCTCTTTACTCCATGAGATCCCCATGAGGTGTGATAAGTCATATTACCCTCAACGGTAGGGAAGATATAAGGCTTTGTAAGCTCATATGTCGGAGCGGTGGCAGCGGTATGTCTCTCTGCGGACTCTTTCAGCCCTGCATTGAGAAGTGCGCGGGCCTCGCTGTGTTTTCTGTTTGCTGTCAATGTCTCCATACAGTTAATAAATACGCTTTTCTTTCTCATGGTTCTCAATCCTTTCTTTACCGGATGCCGGTAGTACACAATTTACTGTTCAATCTCTGCAACTCTTTCACATAGGTGTCAATAGCATCCTGCGATTTCGTATCACACACAAGGCGTTTCGCTTGTCCGGCGTTCTCTATCATCGTCAATACACTATCGCTCAATAATGTCTGTTCTCTATCTGTCAATGAAATAACTATCATTTGTGTTACCTCCATATTACAACGTGTTACATATCGTTACAATGTAACGAATTAGACTAAAATACTCTCAATCAATCGGCGGTTTCCGGGTGTAACTTCTCCGCCATAGTTGGAAACGGTCAAGATCAGGTCAATAGCTGTTCTCAATCCTCGAAGCTCGGCAGATACCCGGCTGCGCTCATTGTGGTAATTCTTCAATGCCTCACGCTGGATAGGAAGCTCAATAGAAAGCTCAAAGCGTGTGCGGCGTGGTGTGGATGGGTTGTTATAGGTGCGATCCATTGCATCAATGGCAGCCATGCGGCGATCCTCTTCAATGCTCATGCGCTTTTCCGTTGCTTCAAGGCTTGACACCTTGGCCTGCAGTAACTCAAAACTGCTCATACCGTTCTCAATTCTCAATGCTGTATCATTCATGGTTTCTTATCCTCCTAAACTCAATATGTTATGCTGTGACCACTTCATAATTTGCCGGAATCCTGGTTACTGGCATATAACGGCCGGATGATTGGCAGAACCAGAAAGGGCGTTTGAACTGATACGCCGCGGCGTGCTTCAATAGTTCGATACTTTCCCCGGTGTGGAGAGTAAAGCGGATCACTGCGCCGACAGGTAAATTTTTCAATGCGTGAGGATCTTTTTTTGCTTCAATGTTCTTTCTGCATCTCTCGCGCCAGCTATTGGCATATTCTGAATCAGTAGGGGAGAGAAGAGAGAGAATCGAAGCCGGGCAATGATCTTCACAAGGTCCCATGCTTTCCTCCATCGTCTTAACTCCAAAGTTGAAATAATCCCGGTTGTTTGTGTGCGTCAATGCAACGGCGGCGAATGTCTCAACCTCTCCGGTGCTCAATACGGTTGCTTTTACTGCGGCGTAATATGTAGCCCCGACCATGCAAGAGCGGACAACCTCATATTTTTTCGTGTCGTTCTGCCAGGTGTAAAGCTCGTCAATTTCTGCCTTTTTGTCAATAGCTCCGGTTCTGGTGTAGTGTGTTGCGTGTGTATAATCCCATCCCATGATATAAACCTCCTTAATCTCTTACCGGCTCGCATTGTAAACAATGGTTTTTGCTAAAGGTTATCAATGTTTTTTTCGTGCCGTTCTCATGCTTGAAATTTTCAAAAAACTTTATCAATGTATCAAACTTGTAATAGTGCAAGCCTATTTCTGAATACTCAATATAGCGGCGATCCGTTATATAGGTTCCTTGGTTGTCGGTGTACTTCTTAAAAAAACGCAGCTTTTCTATATATTCATCAATATTTACTGTTTGCCCCTCTTGCAGATGTTCCAATACTGCGGAGCGGTTCAGATATTTATAAGCCATCCTAAAGCCTCCGATCTCTCAATATATCCGGCGGAGCCGGGGCGGATGATCCGCCGCCGTCCGCCTTACTCTGCGCAATGATCCAACTTATCTTTTATATCTTCAATATCTGAATTGATGCGCTCAATACTTGCATAACGCTTGCTGTTTATTTTTTCTTTGAATGTCTCAAAGTAAGAAAGAGCATAAGAAAAATAATTCATCTTGTTAGACACGCCACGCGCCGCGGTTGCGTCCTGACAATTCAAAACGGCGTTAGATAATAAAATTCTAGTTGCGTCAATGCGTTTCTGCAGTTTGGCTATCTCATTTGTATAGTCGGCGTTGTCTGCCTCTGCCTGTTTTCTGGTCCGTCTCAATGTTTCTGCTCTCTCCATCAATGCGAAGCGGTGAGGGCGTAACAAGTAGCCGCTTTTGTCGATATGGTCCGCAATATCCGCGGATCGTTTTTCATTTCCGTAAAATGTGTTGTATGGTTCGTATGTGAAACGTGCGCCGCTGCCATCCGTGGCGGTCAATACTAAGGATTTTATATAATCGTTTCCGCGTCCGTCCGTGCTCTTTCTGGCATCGTCCAGAGTATACCGCCGGGAAACATTAAATATTTTTGTTTCTGGTTCTTTTATATAGCATTTATCCTGGGCGATTATAAAAATGCTTTCAGTCTGTTTCTTGCGCAGTTCCTCAAAGTCTCTAATATTAAAACAATAGTCTATATCAAGACCAGGGGCAGCGACTCTATAATTCCAATAACTAACACCATCACGGCGACAAGCTGAAAAATTGTTGAGTTTAAGCACAGCGAAATATAAATCTTGCAGACATCGCGAAGCGGTAGGAACAATAAAAACGGAGATTTTACACGCTGCCGGGTTCATTGTCTCGGCTACTGCCTTTTTAACTGTGTTTGCGGTAAATTTCCCGGGCTGCTGTGTGATAAAATACGGCTTTTCAAAGTCGAAGCCCTCGACATCATACAAAAACTGAAAAGCTTTTTTGTTGATAGATAAAAGATTTTTAATATATGCGTTGTTCATGGTTTAGGCCTCCTTTGCTGCCTCTCTGGCGGTTTCTTTAAGTGCGTACTGTTGAAACTCTCCAACGGTTTCAATATGCAGAAAGTCAGGAGAGAACCGGCGCACGGTGTAAGCTCTACGGCTGCCGTCAAAATTGTTTTCACTGGTAACAAAACAGCGGTTTTTATACAAAGCGGATTCTATACGAGATCCCCAATATTTGAACGTTTCACGGTCGAAGAAATGACCGCCGCCCGTTTTATAAATGGCTTTAGCCTCTGATAATGTCATCATAATATATAAGCCTCCTATATTTTGAGAGGGAGCGCCCCGGAGGGCGCGCGCCTCGTTTCTGTCGGTTTAGTAGTTTTCAAAATGTGCCTGCAGAGCTTCGATCTCGTCAGCCGTGAAAAGTCTTTCAATAGCTTTCTTTGTTCTCTGACAAGCCTTAAATGCTTTCAAGCCTTTTCTAATCTGATCCGCTCCGCCGTCAATATATCCAAACTCTGTTAAAAAGTCCGCCTCATATGTGCAGCTCTCAACACAAGAAGCATCGGACAAGATACAATATAAACAATCTTCTTTTGTCGGTTCATGCGTTGCGCTAGGGTTGCATTGATAATCAAAAGTATAGCGGCGATTATTTACCGGGTTAATAATGCGGCACTTATAGAGAACGTGGGACGGTGTAAAAAGGTCCTTTTGTTCGTCTGCCTCTGTTGCTGTGAATTTCAAAGATTCAATAATTTTTTCTGCTGTCATGGTCTTTCCCTCTCTTTTTGTTGTTCCATCCGGGAAAGCCTGTTATAATAGGAGACAAGCCCCGGAGGGGTGGCGGCGGTCCGTGTCGCTTGGTAGGTGTAGCGGATCGCCCTTTTTTATTTGGTTCTCAATAGTCGTTTACGTCAGACTTGCAGACGGCGGCTCGTCGGGGGTTCGCCCGGGCCATTCCCTTTTATGCTGCGTGTATATGGTCAACTCGTTCCAGCCATCGCCCCGGCTCAATAGTTCCGGAGCGGTTCCCGCTTTCCCCTGGGAGCGTCGGGGGCGTTAATCATTGTTAGAGTGCTAACTGCTTTCACTCGATGCCGGGCCGGTTTTATACCGCTTTCCCGATCTCGTGCGGTTCTGAAAGTTTCAAAGTGCTTTCATACTTCCAATAACTCAATTATCTTTTTTATATGTGCGGTGTGAATTGGTACACCCTAGCACAGGTTTACAATTTTCCTTTTGCCTGATATATGCACTTATTACCACAGGGGCAGCCCTCACAGGAGATACAAGCCGGAGGCGGTGGGGCGTGTGTTTCGGTCTCGTCTTAATAAGTGCCGCGCCGCCGTTGCCTTGGTCCGGGTTGATTCCCTTGGTCCGGTCTGCGGTGCGTTGTTCTTTTGGGGTACACCGTGCGCCCTTGCCTGCGCTTGTTTGTTTTGTTGAACGTCCGGCGGTTCGTTGTTGTCCGTTGCGGTTCGTTCTTTATGCTTGTATTGTAAAGCGTATTCTTTACAAAGTCAAGTAGAAAATTTACAAATTATTGCAGTTTGTGAAATATGTATAGCCGACTAAACAAAATAAGGGCGGTTTGTTGTGTAAATTGTACACTTTACAAAGTGCAAGAAAACCCAGGCGCAGTGTTTACCATGTAAACGGCAGACTTGACAGGCGGCGCAGATTCCTATATATTATAGGGGTATAGAATAGAAAGGAGGGCGGAGCCGGTGCGGTTGAGTTTTGGCGAAAAAATGCGCGTTATGATGAAACGGCGCGGGGTATCGGTGCAAGATGTGGCGGATCGTCTGGGCGTGTCCCGGCAGAACGTAAACCAGAGACTAAACGCCGATAAATTCACGCTTGACGATATGGAGAAATACGCCGCCGCCATTGGTTGCGGTATAGAGATAGAAATAACAGAGCCGCCGGAGGGCGGAGCAGATCCACATATAAAATAAATAAGGATAGCCGAAAAAGTAGAACGTAGGGCACAGAGAGAAGCAGAAAGCAGCTTTTCCCGGTGTCCTTTTTATTTTGCCCGTGTGACAGTGTAGGACCGCCACAGAGGGCACAGAGGAAAGGAGGGCGCAGAGATGGCAGTAGAGAAGAAAGAAACAGCACAGAGAGACGAGAACGGAGTCAGGAAACAGAGCTATAAACGTTTTAAGGAGGGGCGCGACTATGAACCAACGGACGCAGAAACGACGGCGGCTTTATGTGATGCCTTTTTAACGGGATTCTTGCAGACAGAGGAAACGCCGGAGGGCGGAGAGGTACAGAACAAAGGGGGACGGCCTAGGAAGTTGGAAACTGTAGAAGAATTTACAGAGGTAGCGGAAAAGTACATTTTATATATTAAGGATAGAGCGGCGGAGGGTGTGCGTTTAGTGCCTGATGTAGAGGGTTTTTGCAGCTTTGCCGGGATTTCTAGGGAAACGCTTAATAATTGGGAAACAGCCCGCCCGGGTGCGTATTCTGACACAATAAAAAGACTGAAAACAAGTATTGCAGCATTTAAGAAACAACTCGCCTTTGCTGGCAAGATCCCGCCGATCGTATTCGCTACGGACATGAACAACAACCACGGTTACACGCAGGCGGCGCAAAAGATAGATCTAAACGTAGGCAAGCAGGCGGCAGAACTGCCAACGGCGGCAGAGATCGCGCAGCGTTTACCGGTGGAAATGAGCGGAAAAGATCCGGCAGACACGGACGGAGATATAAATATATAGAGTTTATGCGGTTTTGCGGTTCGTTTTCTTTTACTTTTACGAACTCCGGCACGTTTCCGGCGGTTCTGGTGTGGCGATCCGGGGACAGGTCCGGCAGCTTATACCCTGGGGCGGGGGTGTAGAGCGGAGCGGATCAGGGGCAACTCACCCCTCTGAGTTCCCAAAAAATTAAAAAGCCCAAAACCACACCAATCGTAAAATGGCAAAGAACCCTATTACCGTAAACCGCCCAATTTACAATGTAAGTATAAACACGGCATCCGAATAACAAAAGGAAAGTGAGGACTTTACAAAACCACAAAATCCAAAATCGGCGGATGCCTACCGGCATAGAAAGAGAGAAATATGGAACAAAACAAAGAAACAACAACACAGAATAAGCAGAGAGAGGCGGAAGTATGCAGAGAGAAGAAACAGACCGCATGGGACAAATGGAAAGAGGACACACTGCGGAAGTTCAACCGGACTGCATGACAGAGGCATACACCGTAGGAATCTCTGAAACG